CTTTGTGTAAATACCGACCTTTTACGATTTTTCCCATTTTTCATTTAGCTTTGTTTGGTGTCAGTCAGCACAATTACATATCCAGTGAGTTGTAATTGTGCAGCCCTCCGCACTAAACGGCGGAGGGTTTTGTTGCAACAGGTTGAGTTGCAACGACTTCGTCAGGTTTTGGTATAAGACCAAGCTTTATAGCTTCGTCTTTGTTTTTAGGATCATCAACAAAAGAGATCAGTTCAAGAGGATCTTGTTTAAATTTGATCTTTGTTTCCCCGGGAAGACGTTCCCAAGCTTCGCTAGCGGTATTAACTACCTCAAGAGCTGTTTGAAGATCTTTTAACTTGGTGAAGTCACCATAGCAAGGAACACCATTTCTGATCAGAGTAGGATCAATAGTTCCAGTTTTATCGTATTTTGCCATGATGACATTTATATTCATTGCCTTTGCGAAGTGTTTTTGGGTTTTTGAAACGGAGTTTGGATCATCTTTATTAAATTCAAGTTTAACCACCCTTTTTTCCATGTTTATTTCTCCTTTACAAAGTCAAGAGCATTACTTAAGAATTCCGGGTGAGATTTTGATTTCATCTCTCCGGAGTTATCGTCAAATGTTCCTAACAGAAAAAGTTGATAGTCTTCAGGGTGTTTATTAAGAGTTGTTTTTTCGTCATTTACAGCATCACCGAACAACCTTAGAGCTTCACCATTATGCACCATAAAGAATGGTTTGGTGTAGCATTTACCCTTTATATCGAAGACACTATAGACCCTCTGTTCCATTTTCATACTCCCGTTTTTCACGAGAAAGGCTAGCTTGAGAGCAGATCTCCCTTGTCCGCAGTCTTGCAGGCCTATTCTCAGGACTTTCTTTTGCATTTTTAATTCTAATTGTTTTTATTTTAAGAAATTCTTCGGGATTTGTCAAGTCATATATTTTATCGTAGAAGCGCGGAGGCTTGGAGAAGATCAGTTTTCCTTTACCAGATTTTTCAATGATTTTATCAAGAGGGAAAACATCAGTTTTGAATTGATCAATCCACCCACGACCAATACCCGGCCGCCTAGACATATTAACATACTCCGGCATAAGACCACAATAATGATCTTTAGCCATTTTACCATTGATTTTTTTAATAACATATTTAGCAATGTAGGAAGCGCTTTCATAATTCACTTCACCGATAGTTGAGTAGCCATAACTTTGTTTGAAGATAGGATCACTCCAGAGATCTTTTAGGATCTCAGAAGTATATAATTTAATTCCTTTTTTTATAGTCCATAATTCTTTATCAGGGAAATCGAAGTTGAATAGACATGCATGATAGTGAGGCCGGGAAAGCAGAGAGCCATACTCTCCACATTGGAAGTATCGAACACCAGATCCGAATTTTTTACGCAGTCTTTTTATAAATTTTTGGAAGTGAGTTTTGTTTAGACTGCCGTCTTCAGGTAAGTGTTCTGAATTATAGGTTAGAGTTATAAAGCAGTTTTTTTCGTAGAGTGAGGCTTCATGCACACAACGCAAAGCCCACTCTTTCGCATGATCCACACGACAACCAATGCAACGACCACAAGGAACAGAAAGATATGTTCCCGGGAGTGCATTAGCAGATTTAAAGGTTATTCCGCCATTAGTGGCGAGATAGCCGGTTAGTGGGTGATAGCAGGCCATAGCTTCCTATTTTTGTAAATTCGTGTTACGGGTTTTTTTAACCCTCGACGAGCTAGTTCTCCGGACCGGATCCGGATCAGAAATTCATAGGAAATTTTCGTGCTACGGCCTAAAGCCTAAAACCACCACGCATAGGATTTGCCCTACGGCGATTTAATGATTGAGAAGCACCAGCAGTTCTTGAGAATATTTTCCGGCCTTTACGCCGATTTTCTCTACGTCTATACATTTTTTTCTCCTTTTAAGGTTTCATTTTGTTTTGAATTCCTTTTTTCCAAAGTTCATATCCACCACTACCACCACCGCCACCACCGGCCTTTGGCGGGTTAATCATTTTCAATACCTGATTAACGGCAAGAGCAGATCCACCGGCAATAGCAGCAACCGGAGCAGCAGCTTCAGCTGCTTTTTTTATTTTATATAATTTAGTTCCGAGATCAGATAGTTCGAAATTTTTATTTCTAGTTGAAATATCTGCTTCATTTTTTGCAGTAGTGCTTTCGCTTTCAGTGCGTTTAATTTGCTGCTTAGTTAAAGAGCTTTCATAAGCAGAAGCGGCTTGGTGAGTTAATCCACCTAAAGGCGCATTGTAAGTAGGCATAGCACCCATAGGAGTTGAAGATCCACCATATTTTGCAGAAAGTATCGGATTTAATCCGGCTTTTTTTAGATCTTCGACTTCTCTTTGGTGAGCAGTGTCCGAAGCACTTTTTTGGAAAGCCATTTGATCTTGAGCGGCAGAAGCTTGAGCCTTATTCGTATCAGCAACAGATTTAGCCGCAAGAGCCGAAGAAGCAAGCATAGCGGCCGCAATAAATGGGAAAGGCATTTAGACCACCTTTTTTTCACAGATTTTTCTTCCATAGATCATACCGGCAAGACCAGATCCAAGCAAGCCGGCAATTACCCCAAGAATATTTTGAACATTATTAGCTGTTCCCTCAGGTGCAACAGCATACGCAATTTGATGACCAATCAGATCCATACGAGCTTTACATTCTGGATCAGAAATACACGCATTGTAGAAGTCAGTTTGCTTTTTAAGGGTAGCACAGCCACTGAGAGCAAGAACGATCAACAGCAAGCAAGCTATACGCATTGGAGACCCCTTTTTTGGGAGGGAGGGAGATCTTTTTACTATCTCCCCCCCATGCGACCCCGATTTAGAGCCGATCCAGATTACCCGGAACGGAGTAAACAGGCATAGGCCTGGCACAATGCATTTTTATGTAGCTATCCATGATGAAATGAGGCTCAGTATTAACTGCAATTACTCTTGTCATAGGCGGGTTTTCGACTATGAACGTAGGTGAAAGCGTAGGACCTGCAGCAAGATCTTGCGACAAGTGCCACGCATCAAGAGAGCCGGCATCAACGGATCTTAGTTTTCCGGTGATTTTTGACGGAAAGTAGCGATATTCCGCATATCTTTCTTGATAGCCAAAGACATCATCATCATTTGCGGATCCGTCACACACCAACTCTTGAGTGAGGATAGTTTGTTCACCGAGATTTGCGAATGCCGGCCAATACATATCGTAGCGAGTAGAGATAGACCATAAACGATCTAACCCTTGCTGATAAGTAAGGTCAGCGCGAACAGAAACAAGGCCAAGTATCAAGCCATGTTCAGTAAAAGATTTTGTAAATCCTGCACGACAAGCAATAGTTCCAATTCCGGAAAGATTACCCTGTTTTTCAGTTGCAGTTGCGGAAGTATTAGCAACCGGAGAGATCACCAGAGGCGCAGTAGATCCACCAAGGTATTCAGGTCTTTGAAGAACAGCATGCTGAGGATCTTCGACACCGAAATGCGAAATGATAATTTCCGCATAACGAGTTCCACCACGAGCATCACGTTCAAGAAGTTTTTGAATTTGAAAAGCTTCTCTTAGTTCATTTATTGTTGACGCAGTAGCATTAGCAAGATCAGCATAAATATTAGGAGTTGCTTTTGTAGCATGTTTTTCAACGTAGAAGTTTGTATTTGCATCAGAGTTGTCAACGTGTTCTGCCCAAGCATATGTTTGAAGATTTGTATCATCACTTTCATATCCAGTCAAATTTTGATGAGTGAAAGTGTTTGAAGATTTTGCGATCCCTTTTACATAAGCGACATCACCGAGAGGAAGCGAAGAAGCTGATCCGGATTGCGGCCAAGGAATTGCCGAAGTAAAATAGTCATGTCTTTTACCTCTACGCAGAAGAACATAATCGGCAATAGCATCTTCTCCATCGTCAACATCAACAACTACATTATCCTGAATGTGTTCCGATTTATACCATTCGTTCCAACATAAATTATATGCCCTGAAAGGTAAAGCATTGACATGTTTATTTGCAACAGCAATAGGCAACCCAAAGTAGTCACCAAGAGTGCCAATAGCAAATCCACCTGCTCCGGGATCCATTTGAGGGATCGTAAAGGCGATCGAAGCGGTAGGAGTTGCACGTTCACCCATGAATTTTTTAAAGTTTGTCCACAAGAGGCGGTAAGGAATTGAGAAGAAATGGACATCGAGATACATGTTGTCCATTAAAGGGTATATCGGAGTAGCGAGCCGAGCGAAGAAAGTTGCATCGACATTAAAAGTATCGCCCGGAACATACTGATCGACAAGGACCGGAATTAAGTAGCCGGCGTCAAAAGTTGTTTTGTATCCATGAGTGCGATCAAAGACAGATCTAGGAATGTTTGCCTTTGGCACCTGAGAAAACGAGTGTTGCATTACCGATTTCATATTTTTTCTCCGTTTTTGTTTTTCTCCATGACCCTTTCCACAATAGCATTGATCCTTTCAATGCTTTCATAAGGTTTATTAAGCTTTTTACGATAGATATCAGCTTCACAGCGATTATTAGAGTTTTTAATCAATTGCTCCATTTCTAATTGATGATCCATGAGTTTTTCCTCTTTCCGCTTAAGTGATGCCAATTCCAGTAATATTGCTTAAATTTGCGAGATCTCATATGATCTGTATAACCTTTCCACTCTTTCCCTTTGTGTAAATACCGACCTTTTACGATTTTTCCCATTTTTCATTTAGCTTTGTT